TCAGTCTTCTTCTTTTGCGGCTTCGGCATCCTGCGCGATAAGTGCAATCAGTGCGTTTTGCTGACGATGGGCCAACTGGCGAAAACGCTGCAGCAGTTCGCGCTCATGCAGTGTCAGTTCAGGGCTGTCTAGCCGCATTGCGGAATCGTCATCAAGCGCACCTTCCTGAAGAAGGCTTTGCTCCAGGCGGGCAATAATCTCGGAATTCATACTGCGATGATGGTTCCGCGCAACCTCTGCGATACGCTCTCGCATTCCGTCTGGTAGGCGAACCACGAATTTGTCAGCCGTGCGGCTGGAGTAAACTGCCTGCTTCATTGGGCGCATATTAAACCGGTTAGTTAGGTGGGCGATGGTGGCTTATTGCCGTTCTAGTCACCGGTCTGACACCAAACAGCACCTGCTGTTCCACGACCTGCGAAAAAGATGCTGGACAACATAATGGCGCCAATTATACGGCGACATTTCTAAGAGTAAAGGCGCTATGGTGGCCAAGAGCCTTTATTGTGATCCAGCACTGATCTCGGTGGTGTGATGCGTAGCTAGCGAAGCACCGGGTCGAACTTGATTCGGCGCCCCAGTAGCAGCGTAATAGTGAACAGCACAGCGAACACCACCGTGCCGCCCATGACAAGCGTATCCCAGAACCCCGAAAAGGTGGAGCTGGCCCTCATGGCACCGCAAAACATGCCGAGCGCAAGAAATAGATATCCATAAATAGACATTTTTAATCTCCTTGTAGAACTTTCACGAAGCAATGCAAGTCGTTAAAAGACCCAGCGCTTCACCTGCGTAGGCATGCTTTGCGCGCCGCTGCTAATCGTGCTCGCTGGCACGGAGAGCCTTGTAGGGGCCGCCTGGGATGCTTTGGATGCAGGCTGCATATGATCCGTCTCTGGTACGGTTTCAAGCAGCGGAATCGCAACAGCCGCCAGTACGGCAGTGCTGAGTAGGTGGGCTGGGCGTAGCATCGGCGTCTCCATCGCTTAATTTTCAGGTAATTAAGCACCTCCCGTGCCAATGGTTTTTGTAAAAAAATACCTTAATAATCAGATGCTTAAAAAGATGTTGTGAATGTAGTCAATGCGCTTTGCAAGATTGTTCGTATCTCAGTCATGCAAAATGCAAGGCGGTGCGTGCCCGTAGCGACCTGCCGTTATGCGAGGTAGCCGTATAGAGCGGCGCGGGCATGACAAACGCGCCAATGCTCGCTAACATGCTGCCGCCCGCACGTCCCAGTAGCTCAATTGGATAGAGCATCCCCCTCCTAAGGGGAAGGTTGTGAGTTCGAACCTCGCCTGGGACGCCATACGCGCCGCACCCGCCAGCCTTTTTCACCTACTCTCACGCCCGCCCATGGGTGCAATGTGGGTGCAGCCATCAATGGAATGATCAGATGGAATACAGCGCAATTGTTGCCGGAACTGGCTTCGAGGGGCGTGCTGGCCGTATTCGGCTAGCAGTGAAGAAAGGCATGACTGTAAAGCTGGTGCCTGAGCCGACCAACTCATACGACAAAAACGCTATCGCTGTTTATGTCTCCGCCAGGGCTTGGTTTACGCTTTTCCTTAAGTCCGAAGTACACATCGGCTACATCAAGCGTGATCGCGCAGAGTTTTTCAGCCGAAAAATCGATGAAGGTGGCAGGATCATTTCTGCCTCAGTCAAATCGGTCTACCTAGATCGAGACCATCCACGGGTGACGCTGACAATCTTAACTGACTGGTAGGAAAAGCCCGCCAGCGCAAAGCATGACGGGCGTTCCCCCGATCCAGACTCACTCTGGTCGGGCCTGGTCCAGACTCACTCTGGCCAGTAGTGGTCCCCTAACGCGGGGTCCGGTTAGCTGTCACCGGCCTAATGTTTCTGCATAAGGAGGGCTGGCCGCACAGCATGACGGGGTTTTAATCGAGCGAGGCACTTCCCGTCTTATCCTCGTCCTGGTTATCCCGAAGGCCGTCCAGGCTACGGTTAAACCTAGATCAAACCGACTTGGCACATACAAACCAGCTCGGTCATGTTGTTGTTCGGCAGCAGCGCCTCAATGTCATATTTTTTGCCGTGGTAGGCGAAGCGGTGCGTCGTGGTCAGGTCGTCGCGATAGGCGATGGTCACTCGCGTGGTGGTGGTCGATTGCTCGGCAGCAGCGGCCAGGAACTCGCGCCCGTTCACGCCCTCAATGCTCGCCCATTCGGTGCCGATCGTTGCCCAGCCCTGAACCATTTCCCCGGTCTGCGGATTTTGCGTGCTGCTGTACTTCTGAATCTCGACGGGGTGTCTACGGCGTCCGGTATTCATCACAGCACCGCCATCGTGCGATACGGAGCCAGCAGCAGCGTATATGCAGTGCTCTCGTACAGAATGCGGTCGGTTTGCCGTTCCCGGTTGATGTACAGGTCGCCGGTCAGCAGCAGGACAGCGGCTTGAATAGGTTCCGGCAGCGGATCGGGCATATCGTCGCCCAGGTACTCAGCAACATGGCCAAGGGCGGCGTCCAGGTAAAGCTGGATCAATCCGTCTTCCAGGGCGTGCATCACGCGCAGGTGTTGCTTGGCTTCGGCCACGGTAATCATACGAAGAACACCTCGGTATCAATCTCAAACGGAGCGGCGGCGGCTTGTGCGGCCCCCATCGCCATTGCTAGGGCTTGCAGGCCGTCGATGCGGCCTGTTCGGCGTGACTTGTCCAGCTTGCGGTTTCCGGCTGGGTCTTTGGTGGCTACGGCATTGCTCGCGCACATGGTCAAAACGGGTTGGTTGCCGTGGGCGATGCGGCCGTTCAGCAGCTCGGCTTCCAGTGCATCCAAAGCCGGAGACATATCCTTGAAACCTTGGCCAAACGGCACGAGCGGCAGATCGAGGCCCAGCCGGTCCAGCTCCTTCTTGAAAACGTCCATACGCCAGCGGTCGAACGCCACGGCTTGGATGTCCACGTCAGACAGGATCTCGGCCATCTCAGCGGCCACATATTCATAATCAACCGATGCGCCAGGGGTGGTTCGCAGATAGCCTTCTGCGGCCCACTGGTCATACGGGGCGCGGTCTTTCTTGGCGCGGTCGAACAAGCCCTGTTCAGGCGTCCAGAAGTACGGGCGAACCTGCCAGACGTTCCCGGCCTTGCCGACCAGCACAAGCGCGGTAAGGTCGGTTCGGGCGGACAGGTCCAAGCCGGCATAGACAGGCCCGTCGAAGGGTTCCGGCTCAGCGTCGCAGGCCATCCACACGTCAGGCGATACGAACGGGCTGTCGAGACTCACACGCTGATTCAGCAGCAGGTTGCGGGCGGTGTTGCTCATGCTCGGCATACGGGCGGCCTGTTGCATCTGCTCGCGTAGATCGTCCTCGGAGCGGAACAGGCCCAGCGCCGGGTTGGCCGCTTTCCACGCTTCCTCATCCAACAGATCGCAGCCTTTCGGGGCGGTGTACAGGTGGCAGACGATCCTCGGATCTTTCGACTGCTTGGCGTCGTCCAGCCACTGCGAAAGCAGATCCTGATCGTTTGCCGCTTGGGTACTGATGGCGATCAGCAGCGGCGCAGCGTGGGCACCTTGTGACGTGGTGATTGCATCCACGAAGTCAGACTGCGGCCCTCGGATCTGGCCTATCTCGTCGAGGATGGCGAGCACCGGAGAAAGGCCGTGTGCCGTCTTGCCGTCAGCGGCCAGGGCACGAAACTCGGTATTCAGCGGCAGTCCCAGCAGGCGCTTACCCGATGGCACGATGCGGACGATCTTCGACAGTGCCGGCGACTGCATGACCATCTTCGATGCCAGGGCGAACACCAACGACGCCTGGTCGCGGCTCATCGCACCGGACACTAGCTGGCTGTTCTGCTTGGCCTCGGGTCCGATCAGGTGCGCCAGAATCAGGCCGGCGATCAAACCGGATTTTCCGCACTTCCTCGCTACTGACAAGATCGCGCGCCGGGTTCCGGCTGGGTTGTCGTACACGTCGCGGATGAACTGTTTTTGAAACTCAGCCAGTACCATCGGCTTGCCCACATCCGCACCTTCCGGCACGACGCAATACTTCTCGATGAACTGGATGATCTTGGCGGCGCGGGTCATTGCATCGTCGCCATGGTCGGGATCAGGTCGTCATCTAGCCGGTGGCGAGCATCACGCTCCAGGGCTGCGGCCTTGGGTAGCGTCTCGGACTTGCCCACGGTGGTGATGGTATCGACCTTGAGCTGTCGGCCAGTTGCCAGGGCGCGGCGGCTCATGTTTTCGAGGATGGCGATCGCCGGATGGGCCTTGCCGTCCAGGATGAAACCCTCGGTATCTATCTGCCGTTGCAGTGTCTCGATGTCTGCATAGGCGCGGGCAAGGTTGCCGGCCAGGATCAGGTCAGCATCGGTCCAGGTATCACGCGGGCGAGCGGTGACGATGGCATCCCAGAACGGCTTCGCCTGCTTGCTCACGCGCACAAAGGCCGGAGGCGGCAGTGGGCCAAGCGCAACGGCCTGAGCGGCTGCTACGGCTGCTTTGGCGCTGTCTGAGCGGGGGCGGCGTGGTGTCGTTTTCATGGCGATTAGCAATAAAAAAGCAGGGAGGGGGCGGTCTTCCCTTCTGCGGTTGCTGGTGATTTTTCGCGGTTCCACGGATGCGCCGGATCAAGCGGGATGCCGTTCACGTCGCAGCCCAGGTAAACGCTCTTGTCCATCGACGCTGCTGTCTTGAGCGAGTGGCAGTCATGGCACAGGCTCTGCAAATTCTCTCGGCTGTTGTCGTCCGAGTAGTCCTCGCGGCTGTCCTCGATGTGATCCACGTCAGTGGCAGGCACTACCAGACCACGCGCCTTGCACATACGGCAGAGCGGTTCCTCTGCCAGTACCTGAGCGCGAAGGTTCTTCCAGGCGGTGCTGTTAAGACTTAACGTCCGACGCTTCTTCATGCGTTAACCTCGTTAACCTGCTCGTTAACTTGATCGTCCAGCCCCTCGATGGCTGGCAGGTTCTCGATGCGGCGGACCTCAGACTTGAGCATCCATCCATCCTCGATGCCGCGCTGGTAGAAGCTGGCTCGGGCAAGTGAATCGCCGCGCAGTAAAGCTTCCACGTTGTGCTCGACGAAGAAGGTCGGGTTGTTGATGCAAGCGCGGTTGATGGCTTGCTCCCACATGACAAGGTGGCGGCGCAGGGTGTGAGTGATGAACATCCGGGACAGCTCGACGGTGTTGCTGTAGTTGCCGTGACGAAGATCACCGACCATCGTTGGCGGTACGCGGAACAGGCGGCAGACCTCTTCCACCGATAGCTGTCTTGCTGCGATCCACTCGGCATCCTCCAGCGTCATGCTCACAGTCTTGAACGTCGCGCCTTGAGGCAGTACGGCGGTCTTGCCGTGGTTGCCGACACCGGCTTGGCCAGTAGCCCAGGACTCGCGGATCTGCCCGGCCTGCTCGCGGGTTGTGCCAGGTGGTGTCTCGATGACGCCCGATAGCTTGGTGCCTTGCTCGAACATCTTGGCGCCGTGGGTACGCTCGGCCAGGGCAAGGCCGATAGTGTCGCGGGCTACCTGAATGGGCGAACGTCCGAGAATTCCGTCGTCACTGTGATATCGCAAATGCAATACCTCATCGGCCAGCAGGCGGCGCACTCGGCCCAGGCGGTCGGTGGTTTCGTACAGCAGCTTTCCGTCATGGGTGGTCAGCACCGTGACGCTATCGGGGTGCATCGGCAGCAGAGCTTTAACCGAGCCGTTCGGGTTCCACACGATTTCTGCAAAGGCATTGCCACGCAGCAGGACGTGACGCTGCATCTGCTCGCGAAACTCCATCGCGGTCTGGTAGTTGTTCGGGGTGTCGTGCAACAAACGGTACAGCGGGTGGCTGCGGGCCTTCTCGCGTCCTTCTTCGGTGCGGCGATACACGTCCAGCGGCAGGCTGCCCACCGTCTCGGAAATTGCGCTCACGCACCCATAGACGGTTGAAACACTCTCGGCGGTCGTGGTGTTCACGTCTACGCCAGCCACGCCGGGGAAGCCGCTAATGCGGTCGTAATAGGTGTCATAGGCCGGGGTGGTCGGCTCGGGGCTGCTGCGTTTGAACAGGCGCGGGAATCTCACTGGCAAGCCTCCAGGTAAAGGCGGGCGAGGCGTACCGAACGCGGCAATTTGCTGCGAACTTGAACGCTGGTTGCGTCATAGGCGGGATTGGCGGTGATAGTCACCTCGAACAGGTCAACATCGCGCAATTCTCGAACAGGCTTCGCGCCTTCGCTCCAGGCGTCTTGCACCGGAAGGAAGCCAAACGAACAGCCGGCAACGTCGCCACGCTTCACCAGTTCGGCCAGGTCGCGGCCTAGGGTGGTGTCGGGAAGGTCCAGCTCGAAGGCCAGCCCCTCAGAATCTTGGGTTAGTCGCAGGGTGCCGGAACCCAAGCGGCCTAGGAGCGATTTGCCATCGTGCTCATAGACCGCCCGAATGTTTCCAGCAGATGCGGCGGCAAGCGTGCGGGTGAAGGCACCGGGGCGGATGACCTCGACGAACTCGCCCAGGTCAGTTTCCACGTTGAACCGAGCGGCATAGCCGGTCAGCTTGCGTCCGTCAGGCTTCAGCCCATTGCTTGCTCGCCGCTCCATTGCTTAGGCTCCAGTCGCTACAACGAAGCCTTCAGGGTGGCGTACAGCGGTATCGACGGTGGCCATCGCACGCACCTGAATGCCGCCTCGGCTGTAGGCTGGCTCGGCGTATGGGTTCACCAGAATGTCCACCTCGCTCCAGACGCCCAGCATGACTTGCGAGAAGTCGCCCAGGATCAGCGTATCGGCCGGCACGCTCTTGCTGGTCGCCAGACCCAGGCCAGCCATCAGGCCGTTGTCGAACAGGAAGCCGCTACCCGATCCAGTGACCTTCTCAGCAGCAGCCATTGCGGTGCGGATGGCGGCGGTGGTCAGCCAGCGACCGTTCGCGATCTCCACGTCATCGAGCAGTTGCAGCATCGCCAGCACTTCGGCCCAGGTGTCAGGCAGGCCAGTAACGGTCTGGATGCCGGCGGTGTTCAAGATTCCCAGCGGCTCGCCACCAGTACCGGAACCGTTGATGATGGCGCGGTCGATCTGGCGGGCGATCAGGGCTGCCAGGTCTTCACGAACAAGCTGTTCGATAGCCGGGCTGGACTGCTGGATAAGCTGGCGGCTCATCTCGGTTTTGCCACCAACGTGTTTCGGCGTCAGCGTCACCTGGTCGAAGCTCATCTGGCTTTCTGGCACTGCCTGACCTTCAGTGACCCAGCCGGTTTCCAGACCGCTTCCGAACTTCGGAATTGCCACGTTGCCACGCAGGCCGGTCAGGGTGCGGATGCCCAGCGAGCGAGCCAGCAGGGCTTCACGCAGCGGGCCAATGTAGTCCTGAGCGCGGTGGTCAGTGCCTACCAGTTCGGGAGCGGTCGCGGTGGTGTTGGCGCGCTTCTCCAGCGAGGCGAACGGTACGAAAGCGCCCTCGGCTTTGCGGCCGCTGCGGTGTTCAGCTTCGCGGGCATATTCCAGCTCGGCACCGTCCAGGCTGCGGCCTTCCATCTGAGCGCGGATGACCTTGGTCACGCTCACGGAACCGGCCAAGCGATCAAAGTCGGCAGACGGTGCGCCCGATACCGGAGTGCCAGCGGCGCGGCGTTCGACTTCGCCCAGGTACTCGGCACGCTCGATCTGGCCAGCCAGGGCGCGTTCTTCGGCCTTCATGGATTCAAAGGATTTGGTTTCGTCGGCAGACAGATCCCGGCCAGCATCGGCGGCAGTGTCTACCAGGGTTTTCATGGCGGCGACCTTGGCGGAGCGCTGCTCGCGTAGGGCGGAAATCTTCATGCAGTGATACCTGTTTTGGTGGTTTATCAGATGCCACCATAGGGCATTATTACCAGTCAAAACAGTGGGTTACAGTGCAGTAGAAGGGGGCTTTGTCCTGTCTGGTTTGGTCTTGTTTGAGGGTACGAGTGGCAGGGTATGGAATCCGACGAACGGTTATCGCAACAGGTGTTGAGCGGACGTTGAACGGTCGTTGCGCTAACGTTGAGCCAACGTTAAACAACCGTGTTTGCACCAGACGTGCACCGGGCAAAGCACTACCTAGGCGAAACCCAGAAAAACCCAGCCGGTTTCTGTTGGGTTTTGGTCCGACTCGGATCGTATGGTCTGTCTCGAAGTGTCAGAACTGACACAGTGTGTTGTAGCTGACGCCCTGTCCGAGAATCGGGACTTGTTCCAGCGTGGCGGAATTACTCCAGACTGGCGTTCTTGCCACGCTCGGAGGCTACCGGGTCGGCCGGAACTCAATGCCAGCAGCTCAAGCACCGGCCTAAATTCCATGTAGTGGGTGGTATATGTATAAGGGTGTTCAATTTTTGAACCTACAAAACCCCGAAAAAGGCCGATTACAGTTCATTTTTTGAACCACTAATGCGTAGTGGAAAAACAACCGGACGGAACAGGAAAAGAGCGGTTCAATTTTTGAACTAGGTGAGTTCAAATTCTGGACTAGAATAAATCGAATTCATACCGCCAGCTTCCGACTCGGAACGGTTGACGGAGGCACCTCCAGATCCTTTCCGCTGCATTCATCAATCGGTTCCCAGGTGAAGGCATACAGCGTCGGCTTGGCCCCGTCACGGCTGCGGTTGTGCTGCCTGGTGCGCACGATGAGGTTTCGGTCTTGTAGCTCCCGCAGAGCGCCAGCAAGCGTTGCCTTCGCCATACCGCCCCAAGCATCCATCATCGTATGCGTGGCGGCCAGGTCACCGTTGTTGCGGCCATTGAATTGGTAGCCGAGCACCATCAGTACCTTCAGCGCGGACGGCGACAGTTCGCGAAAGTCTGTTTGAGCCATCAGGGCTTTGGGAAGCGATAGCGCGCCCATTGGCCCCCAACTCACCTTGGGCTTTTTCTTGGCCATACAGAATCCATACAGAGGCCGGCAGGGCAGGGCGCCCCACCGGCAGGAAGGCCACTAGGCCACTTCGGACATCAGGACGTACTGGCCTACGCGATGGGGCGGGCGCCCGGCGTCGGTCGGCTGATAAGTCCACTCTGTACGGATATCGAAGCCGCGTTTACGCAGGCGTCGGACTACGCTCGGCGGATGAACTATATCCAGATCGTTGGCCGCTTCGATGGTGGTTACTGGATGAATTCTCAGTGCTTCTAGAAGACGCCGGTCTTGTTCGCTGGCTGAGTGTGCTGGCATTATTGAGTCCTCACGTTGGTTGTGTCCGATGTGCTTTGCCCTTGGCGGGGGTGCAACCCCGCTTTGGGTTTCTTCTTCACTTCCCTTCTCATATCCATTGCTCCCGGTCTGGCGCGGCGTAGCCCCATGCTTCGTTTGCAGCGGCGTAGACCATAGAGCCCAGCGCGGCGATGGCATAGGCGAGGCGGTCGCGGTCGTCGTCGGTCAGCTGGTGGTCATTCTCGTCAGCGCCAAGTAAGCGGCCTATCCCTTCCAGCCCTTTGCCGGCATTGGAAAGCATCTCGGTCTGGCGCTGGATCACGTCGAAGGCTTGGCGGTCGGTGATGCGGCTCATAACGCACCCCCTACAACCATCGCCTGCAACCTGATTTCCTGGCGCAAGCTGTGAAGCCGGCCGGCAAGCGGGTGGTTTACGTTGCGCATAGCAGGCAGCACAGTACCGGCAAGGATGGCGTCCAGCTCCGCTGCATAACCGATGATCGCCCTCATTGCTTCGCGCTCCCGGTGCGCTTTTATGCTGGTGATGTTATTCATCTCGCCACCTCCGCACGGGCCGCGCCCAGCTTCTTCAGCGACTCCAAGTCAATCAACGTGACCGATGCCGGTAGGGTTAGCAGGCCCAGCACAAGGCCGGCCGCGTCCAGCAGTCTGATAGTCATTGGAAGTCCCTCAGTGTTGCCGAGGCGAAGCGGTCGATCAGGTTCTTGTCGCCAGCATCGAAGCACTGGCTTAGCAGATCGGTCGCGCCATTGGCGTGCAGTTCGTGCAGGTCGATTTGCACCGAGCCAACGTCCGTCGCGGCGTCAATCAGAACAGTGTCGTTCTCCAGATCCACGATCAGCCTGCGCAGTTGGAACGGGCGTAGCAGATGGTCGAGGCTCATTGCGCGTCCTCCATGAAATACTCGATGACTTCAGCAGCGCTCAGGTCGAAGCGTGCGCCAGCGTCGATTCGGTTTGTTGCCGTTTCCACCAGCATGAACCCGCCGCCGTTATCGACGGACAGGGTGCGCTTGCTGGATTTGATGGCCGAATAGCCGTGCTTTGCTGCGACTCGACGGGCCTTGGCTTCCAGTTCAGCGCTCATCGGGCGTTCTCCTTCGCCATACGGTTCAGCCAGGCCTTCAGTTCCTCGATCAGGATCAGGCGGCGCTTGCCTGCCTTGAAAGAAACCAGCTCGCCTCGGGCGATAGCTTCATAGATGGCGGAACGGGTGGTGCCAGATGCGCGGGCGGCTTCTTCAGGCCCGACAGCGAGGGGTTGCAGCGTTGCGAGTTGGGACATGGTCTTCTCCATCCTGGCGAGGAAATTGGCCAGGTGAAGCAATCCTATTGGACAGTCCGGTAAAGTGTCAATACACGTCGTACGCGTAATTCATGGATTGACGCAATAATGGGTTAGCCCTTATGTTGTACGTTGTGCCTACTAAGGAGTTTTATCTTGGCTCGCCAAGCGAATAGAAATCGGAGTCAGACGCTATCCCTACGCATAAGCCCTACAGTGCGCTTTGGGCTTGAGCGCTGCGCGAATATCTATAAAGGGTCTATGACGCAAGTCATTGAGCGCGCGCTTATGCGCTTGATGGCAAGTACCGAGTTCGACGCCCCTGAATATGTTGACTCCTACAACGAGGATGGGAAGGTCACGCTTAACCACATCGTTAAGTTGGCTTGGCATGACGATGAAGTGATTCGTCTGTTGAGGCTTGGTTTGATCGCGCCAAGGCTTCTGTCAGATACCGAACGCTTCATTTACGAGGTTTACTCGGGTATTACGAAGTACCGCCCCAACGGTCAGCACGGCGGAGACGTATCGTTCCTAGGGCAGGACGATGTCTTTGATGGCGTGCACGGGCTCTCTGCTGCTTACAAGCAAGACGGCCTGCGATTCGATGTCGAAAAATGCCGCGAGCATTTCCATACCTTGAAGGCAGACAGTGAGTTTCTATTCGTCGATTCGCTTGCCCAAGGCGGTAGTCTCGATGTGGAAAAGCCGGCGGATTTCGGGAAATTCAGCTAAATCAGCTCAACCGCCGCCGCCTTGCTATCCGGCGCAAGGTGGGCATAGCGCAGCGTCATCTTGATATCCGTATGCCCCAGCAGATCGCGCACCGTGTTCAGCGGTACGCCAGCCATAACGAGCCGTGACGCGAAGTCGTGGCGCATATCGTGCCAGCGGAAGCCCACGATGCCGGCGTTCTTCAGCAGCTCCAGCCAGGCTGTTTTAACGTCAGTCATGGGCTTGCCTTTCTCGCCAGGGAAAACATAGCCCGTTCCGCTCGTTTGCTCTTTCCAAGCCTTCAGCGTGGCCAGTGCCTCGGCGTTCAGCGGGATATGCCGCGTCTCGTTTGTCTTCGCACCTTCGCCGGCTACGGTTAGCGTCTTGCCCTGCAGATTCACTTCCTGCCAACGCAGATTGAACACCTCGCCACGTCTCATGCCGGTGTTGAGCGATAGCAGCACCATCGGCTTCAGATGATCTGTAAAGGCCAGGGCGCGAAGGTCCGGCAAAGGCTCCCGGTTGCGCTTGGTGCGCCATTCGTTCGCACTGTCACGCTGTGCCCGGGCGATCTTCTCCCGCGTTTCTAGTGCTCCCCTAAGGGCTATATTTTCCTCTTTCGACAGGTAGCGGATGCGGCCGATTGAATCGACCTTAAGTGCCTTGATTCTGTCGAGAGGCGAGGCGGGCAGGTAGTCCCATTCCACGGCGCGGCTGAATACGCCGCTGATACTGCCCATCTTCCGATTGACCGTTGACGGCTTGTTGCCCGCGTTCAGCCAGGCGGTGCGGATCTGCTCCAAGTCGCGGCCGGCGATCTCATCGAGGCGGGATAGCATGATCGGCTCGAAGTAGTTATCGAGGGTATGCCGCGTCTTGTCGTAGCCTTTGTGGTGCGCCTCGAACCACGGCATATAGTGGTCGTCGATGAACTGGCGCAGGGTAGGGAGGCCGGCACCCTTGCGGCCCTGAGAGACGGCCAGTGGTTCGCCGTGCTTGCGGGCTTCGTTGAGGTATTGCAGCGCTTCTTCCTGAGCCTGAGCGAGCGTCAGGATGCCGACACGGCCCAAGGTCTTTTTGCGACCACGCGCCCAAGTGACGACATACGACTTCGCACCGGCAGCAGTAACGCGCACGAACAGGCCGGGGACGGTAGTATCGTGAACCTCGTATTCCTTGCCGGTGACTTCCAGGCTGTTCAGCCGACGCGCCGTTAGCTTCTCTCTCAC